TAAAGGTAGGAACTCTAAACTTAATTTTAGATCTCTTAGCTACATTATTAACTGTCTTTTCACTAACACCACATCGAAGATCCTTTAATAGAATACGACGATACCAGTTGTTCCATTGATCAGATGTTGCTTGACATATAAGACTATCAATAGTATCAATTGCATTGTTTCCAGTTAAGGAGCGATCGATTAACGAATGAGCAACCTCTAGGAAGACATTCCACGAAAGGCCACTGCCGTCACTATCTGAGGCTTTAACACTCTTATCACTTACCCCGAATGTAACTAATGGATCTAAAGCTAAACACATTGCTTCCTGAAAGATCTCATCCTCGATATATTTAGCTAGTACCTCTTCTTTAAACAAACGGCTATTATTAGATTCTAACTCAACTACAACTGAAGCGTAATCCAAACTCATTTCTTATCCTTGTTTTTAGTCTTATCATTATCTTCAGTCTTCTTTTTCTTACCGAATATAGCATCAAAGTTGTCATTATACGATTGTTTATCAGTGGGCCTAACACTAGACCCCTTTCCACCATGCCATTGCTTAGTCATATTATGCCTTTTTAGAAGATTTGCGGGCGTTACCATGTTTGGCATTTGCATATTTTGCCATTTTGCTACCATAACCTTTTAATGCTTTTTCCATTCGAGGGCGATCTAGATTTGGTTGAGCTTCGATTACCTTTCTTACTGCTCTTAGCTCAGCTTGTCGTGAAGGAGTTTGAGAGAATTTAAGCTTTTCTACTACGATCTCATATAGAGATACTAGTTCTATTGGACCAAGACCCTTTATAAGATCTTTAGCTTCAGAGTTATAATCTCTATTTGGATTTACTTCGTCTTTTTTAAACTTTGACATATAGGTGTTGCTCCACTCGATTAAATAATAAGATAATTATAACACATAAATATCACTTTGTAAACTGTAAATATTAACCAAATTCGCGTAGTACCCAGTCTTCGGCCATATCTGTAACTTGTTGGATTGTCTTCTCGTTAGAGTCATATAGCACATCAGCAGAGAAAACCCAACCTTTACCGTGAGCTGAACCTCTCCACTTACGATAACCTATATTATTTTTGTTTGTTTTAAATACTTCAGCCTTGCGAGTTCCATCATCTGAATATAGTGTTTTGATTTTAGCGTTTGCAAGATACATCATATAATATTTCCTATTTAGTTACCAGAAGTTAGATCCATATTGAATGGATAACATTTCATAAATAATTCATCTTCTCTACCGTATGCTTCAATTTCCCAAGGTTGTTTACTATATGGAACATTATCATATAGTTCACCATACCAGCGTATTCCTTGCTCGTCTAATTCACCCTTTAAGAATTGTTTAATGTGAACCATCTCATGGACGATAGTTCTCATCTGCATTAAGAAGCCAACCTTCTTACCTTTATGAGTCTTAGCTATCTCAAGTTCACCTTCTTCTTGATCAGCTATAGCCCATCCATATGATTCATCACCTTCTTCACCGCATTCAGTGACAAACCGAATCTCGAGGTTTGCTTCATGATCGGCAATACCTAGTTCTTTACATAGTCGAGTCAATAATGTCTCAACTACTTTGCGGTTCTTACATCTGCCTGTTATTTCATATATCAACTTGATAACCTCATTTAATAGGATAATTATATCATACTATCCCGAGAAAGTAAACTGTTAATATTTACACTTTCTCTAATCTAGACATCAAGCGGTCTGCGCGATTCGTTACTTGTTTATACCATCGTGAATCTCTTCCTTCGACCGCCGCCAACTTCCAGTTAGCTGATTCTGCAGCCCTAATCATTTTCTTAAACTTAGAGAGTTTACCTCTACCAAGATTAAATGCCATATTGGCAAATACTTGCTTAGCCTCTTGCGGATAGCTATCCCAACCAGAGAACAACACTTTACAGTCTTCAATAGATACCTTAACGTCTAATATGAATGCTTCATTAACTCTTTCTGGTTCAACAACTGTCCCAACTGGCATGCCTTCTTCGAACTCAAACTTTTGAATAAGATGACCAATTCCAAACGTAGGATAACCTAAATGGTCTAGGTAGATTTCGTACTTTACGCCTTCGTCTATCTCAAGCTGCGTTCTTAATAGTACCAAATCAATCTCAGTATTCTTATCTCCTGAGCCAAACATGCTGCATGCTTGTCGAATTCTACGCGACATTCTCATCTATTTGTCCTCTACTACTATATTGGCTAGCATTAGTTCAAACTCTTCAATTTTGCCAACTCGATCAGGCCAATGAATGTAATCCTTTTCAGGATTTTTCTTTAGATTACTTAGTAGAGGTAATATAGCATTATATAGCTTGTTTAATTTCTCTTCAGCATCTTCTGCTGTATGATTTAGATCAGTTAAATCGGACTGTGCTCTTTGAACCACTTCAAGCTCGTCTTCATCGACTGCAGTAAAACCAAAATCAAATATATCCGACATTTACTTCTCCATTGGAGGATTCTTTTTAGATTCCTTCTTTCTATCTTTATGCTTAATTGTTCTAGCATGTGTTGGTGTAGACTTTCTTGGCTTAAAATCTTTAGTCTTCATATTATATATAACTCTTCTCTAATCAATTTATATAGGTATTATACACTACTGGTCGAGATTGTAAACGTTTACTTATGTTAATATTAACAAAATTTAGGCAAAAGAAAGGGCGACCGAAGCCACCCTAACTGTTGTACTATATAGACTTATTATGGAGTATCTGTTACTAAGTCAGCAGAGCTAAAGTTAACACCAACAAGGTCGGCAGAACCGGCTATATCAGCTATAGTCGTTACACTAGTCTCTATCTCGTAGTAGTGAACAGGAGCCGAAGCTAATTGACTTAAGTCCTGCGTAGCACCACTATTATAGATAGTCGCTAGGTTAGCACTCTCGTCTGTATCCCATATCGCAATTTGATTCACGCGACCATCAAACGATTGGGGTGATGAGGTACTATACTTACCTATTTTAAACTGTTCTGCCTTTATATCTCCGTCATAACCATTACCTGTCTGTTGTACCTGAGATATAGCGTTAGCACCATTTACGCTCATAGTGAATCTAGTGATATAAGAGGCAATATCAGCAGAGTTAACTCCTGTAGTTCCACCGTCATAAGTAACTAATATGTGATTCCATTGGTTTAAAGGTAGTGTACCTACACCAAAGAAAGCAATCAAATTATTCGTTTGGCCGAATACGAAACTTATATTGCCACCACCAAATTGATTGATTGCTATCTGACCATCAGTTGCTACATCAGTACCGCCGTAGTAAAACAATGTCTCAGTATTTGTACTTGACGAAGGCTTCATCCACATTGATATAGTCCATGCATCAGAAGCACCAGAACCGTTAGCAGCTCTCCGAAGTACTGTTACATCAGAAGGATTACCCTGTAGTACTGTTCCTGAAGCAGCAGTAAAGTTAAGAGAGTTAGAGTTAGTATAAACAATTTCGGCAACTGTTACAGTAATAGTAAACTCAACAGTACCACCGATAGCATTACCAGCTTTGCAGTTAACTACAATAGTATCTGCAGATGTTCCAAGAAAGGCTGGAGCAGTACCACTTAATACACCAGTATTTTGATTTAATATCATCCAACTCGGAGCATCTAATTCAACATACTGATTAACTATATTATCGCTAGATACGATTTGAAAGTTTAATGCATCACCTTCTGTAACTGTTACAGTTTGATCAGCAATAGTTGGTACGAAATTAAGATCTGGTTGACTACCTTGACCTATAGTTTGTTTTGAAATTACTGGAATAGAGTAATATGCTCTATTACCTTTAACGCCAAAGTATAAGCTAACACTAGAGCCAGGAGCCGGAGACTGTTTAGCGGTAGCTATTTTATGACCTTTATCTTCGTCATATAAAGTCAAATCACCATTATCAGTAAATCTTAAACTAAACATACCTTGTATAGTTCCTGCACCACCACCATCTCTATATTGATTTAAACTTGCAGAATAGAAATAACCACCAGATGGAGAAGTTGCATTCGTATTAGCATTCCAATCTGAAACTCCAGAAGAAGTATCAAACACGATAGCTTCATTGGTTTGGTATATGAATATATTATCTAATTGCTCTTCAGCAGTGCTAACTCCACTTGATGCACCAGTATAATTCGTACCAAAGAAATCTCCTTGACCAACCTCATCAAGCATAAACATGATCTTTTCGCCTGCGACAATAGATATGTTTGATTTGATTATAGTATGATCTTCAATTCCATTTACGATTCCAGCTTCAGAGTTATCAAAATCATGAACGATGGTCCAATCTTTTGTCGATATGATTCCGTTAGGTAATACACCATTTGACCAAGTATGCATTTGGACATTGAAAGATGTAACAGCTAAAGCTATAGTAGTCTTAGCTATTTCTACTTCAGGACTAACAGATATATCTACTAAAGTTAAGAACCCTAATTCATCAAATCTTAGCGCTAAAGCATCACCAGTACCTACTACATATTTAGTTCCATTGGTTGTATTAGTCAAAGTAGTATTTGAGCCAGCTATAAAACCACCAGCGTAGGTAAAAGCTGTATTCCAATTAGATTGCGTTACCGACCCACCATTATAGGCAGTTGCTACTTCAGGTCCATCCCATATACCAAGTATTAGATTAGCACCTCCATTACTCTGAAAGTTCCACTTAAATTCATCTCCTTGAGTAAGTGCTTGACCAAAGTAAAATGGTAATTGCTGATTTACTGTAGAGTCATTAGTAGATACTGCTACTTCTGTATTAGCATTAGTTCCATATGAAATAAACCATTTGTCATTTGTAGCACTTAAAGAAGATCCACTAACCATATTAGAAGCGTCGATAGTAATCTCTGAAGCATCTGACATAACTAATATCAAATCGGTTCCAACTACTGAACCACTAACTACGTTAGTGCTAGAACCTGTAGCTAAAGTCGTAGCATCAATAGTGATTATAGAACCGTTATTTAATGATAATTGAATATCGGTTCCAACTACTGTTCCACCGGTTATAATTGTATCGTTATCTATTGCCAAGCCACCAACGCCAACAGTGATAACGCTTGCATCACTCATCGTTAATTCAAGGTCAATACCATTAGCATTCAATGTACCACTTACAACGTATAAGTTTGTATCTACTGCTAATGAAGTAACATCAATCGTAACCGTACTAGAATCACTAGCTGTTAATGTAAGAGTGTTACCAACTAAAGAACCGAAACTAATAGTAGTATTTTCGTCTACTGCTAAACTTGAAGCATCAACTGTGACGGTAGTAGCATCGTCCATAGTCAATACTAGATCAGAACCACTCAGTACTCCGCTTGCTACAAAGTTATTCGTATCAACACCTAGTGTAGTTACATCTGTTGTATAAGATGTACCATCATTCAATGTTATAGTTAAGTCGTTACCGCTTAAAACAAAATCAGTTACTGGATTGCCTTGTGATGCGAACGTTAACGCGTTGCTGAATAAATCGTTTAGTTGAGTTACTGCTAGGTTCAATACAGAGTTAACCAATGTTCCATTAATACTAACACCACTAACTGGAAGACTTTCAACCATGATCTTTTGACCATCTTTAGCCTTAATCTGTATGTTTGTACCATTAGCCACAGCCTGTAGGGTGTTAACGGGGTGAGGTATTAATAGTGAGTCAGCGCCCAAAGATAAGTCTCTAAGTAGGATTGTAGCTCCTGTAGGGTCTAAACCGAAGTCCATTGCTGCATATTTCAAGTAAGGACTGATTAGCTCAATATCCTTATCTTCAAAGAGTCTGTTATGTACTGTAGCCTGATAACGTAAGAGGCCAGTGTTAGGATCAACAGTATCACCTTGACGTACTTGGAAAACACCTAAATCTGCATCATCAGATATACGTACCTTTACGATCTCAGCGAATAATGTAGTACCTGCTCTAACGTCAACAGGGTGATCAAAGAACCATTCAATTACATCGTTTGGATATATATGGGCGGCAGCTGATGATCGAGCCGAAGCTCTAGGAAGAACTTGCATATACACCTGTCTACCGCTAATAGTAATACGATATTCAAGTCTAATTGAAGAATCTACTTCTTCAGCTGCTGTTGTAGTAATACCAAGACCTGTGATGTTAATACCAAAGTAGTTATTACCACTGTATCCTGTTGATGTAAGAGGATCAGGACTTCCACCTAAAGGCAGAGAAAACATATCAGTATAAACCCTACCGCTAGGTGGAATAAATCCAGACCCGTCTCGGTTAGCAGTAATACTTTGATCTTTTAGTCCACCCCACATAGGAAAGAAGTTAATGTCGCTAGTCAAGTTGGTAAAGAATATATTCTCTGAACCTGAAGACATCTTATGTTGTTGGCCAAGGAAGAGCGAGTTTAGAGTTGTTTCAATTGCTCTATCAGTAATAAGCTTTCGTGATGCTGGGTCGTATCTAAGGTGGTCAAGGGCCAGTTCTTGTTCTGTTGTTACTTCATTAACAAGCTTGGCGCCTTCAGCATTGATGTAGTCTACAACCTGCTGAGTTGTGTATGATAAGTCATCAACTAAAAACGTACCATCCTTATCAGTTATACGACGCTCATTACATCGTGATAAAAGTATACGATCATCGCCATTCTCATCTTGTCTATCGGTTCGACGAACAATGATTCTATTTAATTGGGTTGGATGCAATTCTGCCGTTACTGTTCCTAAGAACTTTGGCTTTATGCGGGAGTTATCGAAAAAGACACAACCTCTTGTTGTATCTGCATAAAGTTTTATAAAATTTGCTACTGACATTTATATATTTCCTGTTATAAAGATACAAAAAAGGTTAATGATAATGCTTCGAATTCTAGATCTTCAGTTGACTTTGCTTCAATGGTAAAAGAACCAGCGGTGTCCCAGCTTGTTCCATCTAAAGTATCACCTACGAAAAACGATATTAGTTCCTCATTAGGATATACAACAGCTGCACCTTGAGACATTTCTAAAGCGTTAGTTGTTGTGACAAAGGTACCTGCACCTAAACCAGTATCTGGAATCGTAGCAACACCGTTAGCGTTACCATCAAATCTCAATCTAAGAGATAATGATGATTCATCAACGTCAGGTGTAGCGAGATGAAGAATACGAACAGAAACATAAGATCCTGCGTTTAACCCTGCGCAGCTAAATCGACCTTCACCTACGTCATAAACGCCGTTTCCATCACCATATGTTGTCCCATCTGGTTGAGCGGCAGCTCGACATCTAAGCGGGACTAGGTCGTTTCTAATTGCCTCATAGTTATCTAATACAATCTTTGTCCATGTGTCTGCTACGAGGCTTTGTACTGTGTTAGTAGCCGAAGGGTCATAGTAATTAGACACTAGACCATAATATCCCTGGACCTCATTAGCAGTATGGGTGTAATCAATCTGATCTGTTTCTATTAGGCTGTTTTCATCAAGAGTTGGAACACCCTCTGGTATACCGTACTCTGACTCATAGTTGCCCATATCAAACTTACCCGTAATAGGGTTAATTCTATATTTAGACATATTTGTTCTCCTTAAACTGTTCGTTCAGAAGAAACAACATTATCATCCACGTCATAGACATACACAATAGTCGCAATTAATGTTCCGCCTGCTTGAAGACCACCTCTAAAGTAATCGATTTGGACTAGGTTACTTGTTGAAGTACCGCCACCCGTGCCGTAGGCATATGCTACGAAGTCGTGAGGACCTACACCAAATCCTGTCTGCTTGCTGTTCGCTGGTAAATGTTGATAGTTATTAAAAGCCATAGTGTTTTCCTACTTATTCTGATAGTTATTAATGATCTTAAATGATCTACTATTATTTATAATAGATCCAGACTACAGACGCAAAAAAGGACCACCGAGGCAGTCCTTTTTAGTATTATTTTATCCTTAATTAATTTGTAATACTCTTCAAATGTATCGTCTGATATTATTTATAAGAGTCAGCATTTTAACATTATTCTGCTATATGTCTATATATTTCTTTCCAATTTGCAAAGCGAGGATGCTCTGCCTCAGAGTTAAATTGATGTGCTATTAACAATGGATCAAGACCATACTTAGCACCATTCTCGGCATTTGCATCTAGATCCTCAACCCAGTAGCAGTTACTTCCTTCCCACTTGGCCAATGCGCTATCTTTGGACGCACCACATGCTCTGAATGTAAATCCATCGAATACTTCAGCTCCAAAGAGCATTTCAAGGTTCATTATCCTTAGCTTCTGTGCGTGTTTATCAGCCGATAGACTAGTGATAACATGAAATTTGTATCCATGTCGATAATAGAGACGTTTGATATAATGTACTGCATCTCTAAGGGGTGGTAGGAAACCAATCGCGGCAGAGTCATTGAATACTCTAACTGCCCGCTTCGCTTGTTCTGCAGTTATACCATATCGAGTAGCAACGTTATAGCAATCGCTATCAAGGACTTTAAGTCCATTAGTTTCATTGTAGACATCATATGCAAATAACCAATCACATAATACACCATCACAATCTACTAGTATAATCTTATCTTTTGAATCTATCATATATTATCTCCTATCTACCGAATAACTTTCTTCGGCGATATTCTTTAATGGCATCCCATAATTGAGATGTCCAATTATCGCGATGTTCAACGAACACTTGGGTTCCTTCATCACCAGCGATTACTATAACCAATTGAGTTATAGGTTGACCAGTACGTTCTTCAACCATGATTGCGTAAGCCGCAGTCTGCATGAAGTATGAACTAATCCATTCTTTCTTTTTAGTCTTACGACTTGTCTTATAGTCTATAATGGCTGGTTTGCCATTCCATACGCCAACACAATCTACTCGACCTGCCATATTTAGATGCTTAGAATATAAGGCTACTTCTTGACCCCATACTTCTGTTAAACTTTCATCTAGAATATCAAAGACAGTTGACGCAGTTTCGATATTCTGTTTATGTTGTAATTCTTTAGCTGAGTTATCAAATTCTTTGGTCTTAAAGCTATCATCATTATTGACATATTCTTCTAATATTGAATGAACATTAGTACCACGACTCGAAGCTTGACGAGAGATTCGATTAGCTTCTTCAGGTCCAACTCGAGCTCTCCAAGCCTGAATTGCTTCTTCACCAAGGTGACCAAGGACAGTCGTCACAGATGGATATGCATTTCCATCAGGATCTACGTACTTTCTTCCAGACTTTTTAGTCTCGCAACTTAAGTCATCGTAACCAAGATCCATAGGGACGTGTTTAAAATTCATTTATTGAGTCTCCAGACATGTGCAGTTTAATAGAATCATTTGTTTAACAGCACATAATGACATATTGTCAACTAGCGGTACCAAGTCGCGAGCAGTATCAGCGATACTGATATAACCACTCATCTCCTTAGACACTCCATATCTTTCAGTACCTATAACATAGTTACATGCACTTAGTTGTCTAACATATACATCTGCTTTAAAATATAGTTTATTCATTTAGTTACCTTAAGCTTAATAAACTTACGTCCAGTCTTAGTGAACGATAATGGCTTAGCGAATGTAGTGAATACATCTTCACCTGCCAATTTGTATCCTACGAGCTTCCCTTGATCATTAAGGAAATACGTATGGTTCGGTTGATTATATTTACATTCCGACCAATCAGTTATCTCTTTAAGAGCTTGAGTTGAACCTTCAATTAGTATCATGTATCTAGCTCTTGTGAATTAACGAGTAACAACGATTTAATGCTGTCATGTGACGAGTGTTTTACCAAACCAACTATAGTATCTGTTAGATCATCAATACTAGTAAAGTTACCTTGTTCAATAGCAGTAAAGTCGTACTGTAAGGTACCTAATAACCATTTACTGTTTTCTTTACGAACATAAAGTGTATGTTTAAAATATAGCTTTTTCATTCTACCACCATATATGTTATCAGATGCGTGGAACAGGAGATGTTCCTTTAGCTGTTATCATTTTAGTTTTACATGGCCCAAAGTTCATATCAGCTTGCATTCGTTGTAGTGAACCCTCTAGAGTTGGAATTCCGAGAGCTCTTGCTGTTTCTCCAGCTGTTAAGTGCTTTTCGTTATCAGTTGATTTTTGACGTCTAATCTGATACTCAAACATTGATCTCTTACCTGCTGAGATTTCACAAAATACAACAGACGTACGCGAATTAATAATCAGAGTAGAATGATCGAATGTATTATTACCCATATTCATATTAAACCCTCACAACACGTTAATTAATTTATAGGTTAATTATAACATACATCTATGCGTTTGTAAACAGTAAATAATTACAATTTAGTTACGTAGTGGGGATGCACAGAATATTGGTGCCGAAGGCCGAGTATCGAACGCTGATTCGTCAATAAGAACGGCAACAGGACCTGATATTAGGCCATCAGTATCTACCGTTTTAATAGTAACTTCATATAGACCTACTGTAATAGGTGGACTAATAAATGATGTACCATATACTGCAAATTCACCAATAGTACCGCGGGTAAAGCCGGTAAAGAAAATTCGATCATGACGATATTCCGCATGACCTAAGTCAATATAATATTGACACCAATCAATATCAGCATTCGAATTAAAACTATCTTCAGTGCATTCAAATAATAGCTCATATGTGAATATATAGTGATCGATATCGTTCGAGTCAAGCTCACCACCATTAGTTCTCGTCGTCGGAGTAGACCATTCGAAAACAAATGATTGAGGTTGATATATAGGATCATTAGGAAATGATTGAGCAGATGAAACAGAACTAACGGTAAGGGCAAGTAATAGACTAAATCTGAACATAAGATGATATAACATATTTGTCTCCTGATATAGGAATGCATCCTTTATGCGGATGCGTCCAGTGAGGTGGAAAACAGACAACACTGCCTGTTTTTGGTTGTACTCCTAACTGGTTCTCGCCTAAATCAAATAGAGTTTCACCTCCAACTTCGACATCGTTTAGGTAAAAGAACATAACAAGAATTCGTTTGCATGTATCTACTGTAGTAGCATCAATATGCCAATCGAATTCTCCAATCCCTTGGTCGTATTTCTTTATTCTCGGTGCCTCATAATTCTGAGTATGAGGAAATGATGGGTAATGAGAAGCATAAAACGAATGAACGTCAGTCATAGCCTTGGTAACATTCGCTCTATGCTTATCAAATGATGGACTATCAATAATGTTGATTTCATTGAATCGATATCCATCTGTATCTCTTACTACGACATCTGACGTTGAGTCATATACATCAATAAGATCTTGACATACAACAGAAGATAATACATCTTCAAATATCTTGATCTTATGATCTATCATCGTGAAAGAATGTCCACTAACAAAAACAGATTTATTAGAAGTATGAGACTGGGACATATGGTTCTTACAAGTTCCATCTTGAATCTCAATACTTCTAATTCCTTCTTATTCATACTGTTAATATCTCCTATCGTTTAGTTATGATTTCATCAATTAAGCCAAACTCTAATGTTTCTTGAGGACTCATGAAGTTATCTCTTTCAGTAGCTACCATTACTTCGTCGAATGTGCGACCAGCATGATTTGCAATCTCTTGAGTTAACTGCGTACGTAACTTTAATATCTCTTCAGCTTGGATTTGAATATCCGTCTGCTGACCACTGGCTCCACCTGATGGTTGGTGAATCATAATGCGAGAGTTGGGTAGAGCTGATCGCTTGCCTTTTTCACCAGCTCCAAGGAGGAATGCGCCCATAGAACAAGCTTGACCCATACAGATAGTTCGAACATCAGGTTTAATGAAGTTCATAGTATCATATATCGAAAGACCAGCAGTAACGACACCACCTGGAGAATTGATATAAAGGTTAATGTCTTTATTAGGATCTTCTGCTTCTAAGAATAACAACTGGGCAACGATCAAGTTAGCCATGCCGTCTTCAACCTGGCCGTTAAGGAAGATTGTTCTCTCTTTTAGAAGTCGCGAGAAAAGATCAAATGCTCGTTCGCCTTTGCCAGTATCTTCGATTACAGTCGGGACTAAATTCATAGTATATACGCCTTTTTAGTTAATGTTCTTCTATTATAACATAATATCATTAAATTGTAAACTGTTATTTTTTCATATTATAAAACATGTATAGTGCAAAGAAGTAACCAAATACCAGTATGCATCCTTGACAACAGTATAACGCTATCTCTAATTTGCTCATTTTAATTCCCTGATCCGAGACTCTAGCATACCAATCATTAGTTTGCATTCATCGACCGATTCAGCATGAGCTATCATCTTACAGACATCTATTGCGTTATTAGCCGTTGAGTCTGAATTAACTTGATTGTAGCCTCTACGAGCCGGTACAACAGGTGTCGTCATAGTAATAGTATTGTCTTCCATTACATAGCCATTAAACCAAGTGTATACTTGACCCTTATACATTACCGCTCTACTACTCGCGGCATCTAGATCTATTCCGTTATTTTTACATACAATAACGAATTCGATTAGATCTACATAGCCACGATCGTTAACTAACTCTCTAAACGTCATACTCATTTCTTCTTGACCTCTGTCAGTAATACAGCTCTACGATGAGAAGCGCGTCTAAACTCTGCTTGAATCTCTACGATACCATCAAGCATACCGTAGTCTTTACCGCTAATTGTTACTAAATGGCCATTAAAATCTTCAACTTTGATTTTATTATCTCCGCAAGCACTAACAAAATCAGTTAGGTTTGCCCATTTCTTTTTGCGATTAAGAAGTTCATTCAGTGTTTTCATGGTTAGTCTCCTGGACTAATTAGAGAAGAAAGCCTCACTTGATGGGGAACAGTGAAACGGTGTTAAAATTGATTCTTC